TACTGGTCCGAGGTCCGCAACTTCACGATGTACGTGCCGAGCGCCTTCTGCGCGCCGCGGTAGTTGCGGAGCGTGAGCAGGAACTCGCGACGGTCCGCGGGCAGGTCGAGCCGCAGCATGGAGCGGATCACGGTGTCCGAGGTCGACGGGTCGCCGTTGCCCGTGTAGCGGTCCTTCGGGTCGCACGGCGGCTCGATCTGCCACTTGTCGAACAGCAACTCCTGCAACTGCTGCGTGCTGCCGGGGTTGAAGGTCGTGGACCCCGCGATCGTCTGCAACTTCTCACGGTGCCGGTACACCTCGGAGTGGATCGCGCGCTCCTTCTTCACGCGCTCGACCTGATCGACGGGCATCCCGAGCGTGTGCATCTCGGTGCAGATGCCCTGAATGGCGTGGTCCACGGTGACGAGGTGCGCCTGATCGCGGAGTTGCACGTTCCGGTACAGCGGATCGACGACGCGCGCCGTGACGGCGACGTCCTTGCCGCAGTACTCGTGCAACTGCTCGTCGCTCTCCGCGCCCCACGCCAACTTGTTGCCCTCACGGTCCGTCTTCCACGACGGCGCGTCCGTGTACATCGAGCCGACGAAGCCGAGGTTGTGCGGCAGTTCGCTCTCGCCCGAGAGGCGGTGCAGCAGGATGGTGTCGAGCAGCGGCTTCGGCGTGTACCGCTCCTGCTGCTCCATGACCATGCGGTCGTAGGACCCCGCGTTGTGGCCCACCTTGATCTTCGTGTCGTCGAGGAAGAAGTCGCGGAGCACGGCGCGCACGCGCCGCAGTTCGTCGGCCGGGTAGAACTGCGTGTAGCCGTCCTTGCCGAGCGTGCCGACGACCATCACCTCGTCAGGCGTGCCGATGCCGACGCACCGGATCTTGGCGGTCAACGGCTCGATGCCGTCGGTCTCCAAGTCGTACGCGAAGAACGGCGCGTCCTGCGCGAGGAACCGCTGCAGGGTCCCCGCGTCGGGGTGGTACGTGATGCGCGGTGCCTTCCAGCCGAGCGCGCCCGCCCACCAACGGGCGGCGCGGCCAATGTCGCTGCGGAAGACGTGCGTCCAGCGACGGGCGCGCATCACGAACGACGGGTGCAGGGTCGGCATGGCGCGGACCGGCCGCCCGTTGGGCGGCGGCTGCGCCACGTCGTCCTTGTTGATCGTCTGGTTGCCCTGCGGACGCTCGATGATCCAGCCGTCGATCATGCCGCCCCGCAGGTCGGTGATCGACGCGCCGATGCCGAGCGTGTTGCGCACCGCCAGCCCGCCGACGAGGAGCATCTTCTCGAAGTCACGGACCTCCGCGGTCAGGCGCGGACGGCAGCAGTCCTGCGGGAGCAACTTCGTCGGGAGCGCGGCCTCGCCGGTCTTCGCCCTCCGCGTGTTCTCCTTCAGGATCTTGCGGTTCTCCTTCTGCACCTTGGCAACGACCGTCTCCAACTTGCCGTCGGGGGGACGGCAGAGGAGCGCGTTCGTGATGTGCAGGTCGCGGCGCGACAGCCCCGCCTGTTCGAGCGCGTGGTCGAACTCCGTGCCCGCCGGCCCCGTGAAGGGCCGGTCGTTGCGAATGTCGTCGAGACCGGGGTAGTCCCCGATCACGGCGATCGTCGCAGACGCGCGCGTTTCCGGGGGCACCGGCTTCGCGCATCCGTTGAGCGGGCACAGGTCGCACTTCGCGCCGAACTGGCGGGGGTCGTAGGTCACAGGTGGGAGCCCACGATCTCGTCTTCGTAGTGCTCGTCGAGCGTCTCTGCGTGCTCGCGGAACGCGCGGAGCGCGCGCTCGGTCGCCGCGATCGCGTCGAAGAGGTTGGTGTCGATCGTGCGCGTCATCATCGACTGCACGTCGGGCGACGCGTCGATCTCGTAAGACGCGTGCTCGCGCGCCATGTTCGCCGCCTCGATGAGGAGGGACGTCAGGTAGGCGAGGTCGATGGACGCCGCACGGAAGGCGGCAACTTGGGACGGGACAGCGGGCATCGAGAACTCCAGCAGCAGCGAGCAGACACGAAGAATGGCCGTCTCTCCGGCCTGTCACGTCTACATGCTGCCCCTCAACAGCACCCCGCGCGTGACGTTCCGCGCCGCATCAGCGTGAAAGGGTAGGGACGGCGATCAGCGCAGGCCGAGCGTCGCGCGGAGGTTCGCCGCGGTGACCGGGGCCGCGCCGTTCTGCACCACCGCGGACGGCGGGGTGACGGCGGGGGTGTTGACGGTCACGTTCTGCACGGGGGCGTTGACGCTCACCGCGGAACCCGCGGCGGCACCCGCCATGCTCTCCTCGGCGCGCTTGCCGTTGCTCCAGTCGGTCGGCGTGAGGAAGGAGAGACGGTCGTACTCCTTGCCCGAGCCGTCGGTCGCCGCCTGCTTGTCGACGTAGATGTTCGCCGTGCCGCCGACGAACGCGTCGCGCCCGAAGGACACGGTGCCGTTGTCGAGGACCGCCGCGGTGTAGCCGAAGGACTCGGCGACCGCGCGCCAGCGGGCGAGGGCCAACTTGTCGGTGTCGTTCTCGGGGAGGAACACGTCGGCCGTGCGGGTGATGCCGCCGAAGTCGAGCGTGAACACCGCCTTGGTCAGGGCCTTGCCGTCGCGGGTGTTGATGCCCACGGTGCCGAAGTCCGTGCAAGACGGGTTGTAGTAGCCCTTGTCGAGCGACTTCTTGTTGCCCGAGAGGGCCTTCAGGCCGGCGAGGTTGAGGTTGATGGTGGCGTTGCGGTTGAGGTTGTCCATCTGGGACTCCTTGGGGGTGAAAAGCCACGCTACGCGGTGGTATGCGCCGCCGTGGGGCGGAGGGGACGTAGAAACTAGATGAAGGTGGCGAACTTGACGGCGCGGGCGCGGCGCAGCGTGTTGCGGTCCATGGCGTCGCGGATCGTCCAGCGGGCGTGCAGGGGGTGGATGCCCGCCTCCAGCAGCATCTGGTACGCGGCGTTCGCCGCGGGGATGTGCTGGTCGATGGGCAGCGCGATCCACTGCTGCGCGAGGCTCTCGACGATCTCTTCCTGCCAGAGCAGGTCCTTGTGCCGCCCGACGACGTAGCCCGCGTCTCGCAGGATCTCGGCGAGGTTCATGGGAGCCGGGTCCACGACGCCGTCGCGGTCCTTCATCACGTAGTTCGGGTCGAGGAAGCAGCGGTACACCGAGGGCCACGGCTTGCGGTTCGCTTCGTGGACCGCGCGGTAGACCTTGTCGCACATGGCGGGCAACTGCTCGGGCAACTTGCCCGACAGCGCGGGACCGCCGCGGACGCGGGTGCCGTCGGGCTTCGTCGCGGGGACGGTCTCCCAGCAGTTCACGACCACGTGGCACTTCGCTTCGAGGCGGCAGGCGTCGCGGAAGTCGAGGACAATGTCGCGCAGAAGGCCCCACATGCGGAAGCCGCTGGCGCGCTTCTCCACCTTCGCGAAGGTCTGCTCCGCGAGGAAGGAGAGGTCGTCGACCACGATGCTGTCGTACTTGTTGCTCTTGGCTTCCTTGCGGACGAGCGCGGTCGCCTGCTCAATGTCGGTGACGTGGGCGCTCGCGGGCTCGTAGCCGCAGACCGAACGGAGCGGCTTCAGCGCGCCGGGGGCCGCGAGGAAGAGCGCGTTCGGGAAGGAGTACCCGCAGTCCGTGGTCTTGCCGACGCCGGGCGGACCGTACACGCAGACGAAGGCGGGCTCCTTCGGCGGCGGCGGGGTCATCTGTGTGAGCGAGGGGGTCATGATGCTCCTTATGTACCGAGGTGTATGTCAGTTGTCAACGAATGGGATGCGATTCTTTTTTGGGTCGGGTCAGGATGCGGTCAGGTGCTGCGTCCCCAGCGGCAAAGTTCGCGTGCGGGGCAGGCGCCGTAGCGCGTGAAGCACGTGTGCTCGCTGGGGTTGGCGGGCCACTCGTGCGGCTGGAGGTCCATGCCGTCGAGGAGCGCGATCGACTTCTCGGCGTAGTCGATCGTCTTGGGAAACTTCGCGATCAGGTTCGGCGCGGGTTCCATCATGGGCCGCTCGAACTTCAGCGGATCGCCCGCTTGCAGGAGGTTCAGGATCACGCCGCCGAAGCGGTCGCCGTACGCGGTCCCGAGCCAGCGGTAGCCAAGCAACTGGCCCGACGTGCTGTAGGACCGCACGGTGCGGCCCTCGATGCGCTGGGTCGACTTGTGGTCGATGAGGTAGACCTTGTCGTTCTGCTCCCAGACGAGGTCCACGCGCGCCGTGTAGTAGTGCCCCTCGAAGTTGGCCTCGAAGACCTCCTCGACGTGCAGGACACGGATGCGGTTCTCCTCGTTGTAGAAGCGTGCGATGTACGCGCCGACGACCTTGATCGCCTGCTCCTCGGCTTCCCGCGTTGCGTTCTTCCGCGCCCCGAGTTCGCGCACGGCGTCGTCGGGGGTGAAGTAGACCTCGGGGTCACGCCCGTTCTGCTTCTCCCGCAGACGGGCGTAGTAGTGCGCGAGACCGACGTGGATCAACGACCCGAGCGACGTAGCGGCGCTGCCGTCGTTCAGGGGCGAGGTGCCCCCGCCACCGCTCCCCGAACCCCCCGCACGGTACTTCCATGCGAAGAGTTGCGGGCAGCGGAGGAACGTCTCCACGCGGTGCCAGCCACGCGCGGAGGGTCCGGGGTCGATGAGGATGCGGTCGGTTGTCATCTGGCATACCTATCAGGGTGCGGTCAGATCTGCACGTCGCCCTCTTCGATGATGACGACGGCGCGACGGAACTTGGTGCTGGTCTTGTTGAGGGTGATGGACTCGATGCCCAACGCCTCAAACTGCGCACGCACCAACTGGAGCGCAACCCGGAGATCGTCGCTCATCCAAGACGGACTGCCGTTACCGATAACACTAGAAGGCGCCGGAACCGGCTCGACCTTCGCCGCGGGCGCCGGGGCCGGGGGCTGCAGGTTCGCCGGGGTCGCGGCGAGCACGGCTGCCGGGACCGTGCTGGTCGGGACCGTCGCCACCGTGACCGATGCCGCTGCCGCCGCCGTGGTGACGGCGGACGGGTAGCCGGCGCTGGTGCCGTACATCTCCGCGACGTGGAGCGTCGGCTCGAAGCCGTACGACATGCACGCCGCGACGTACGCCGTGAGGTTCACGCTCGCCTTGGCGTTCGCTCCGCGCCCGAACGTGACGCCGAACTCGCGACGCATCTGGCTCGCCAGCGCGGGGTCGAGGCTGTCGCCCGACGTGTAGTTGTGCTCCGCGGCGTAGGAGAAGATGAGGATCTCCAAGTCCGCGTTGCTGATCGCGGGGTTCTCCACAAAGCAGGAGGCGTAGAACTTCCGACGCTCCTTGGTCGGGAAGGTGCCACCCGCGGCGACCGGCGGGGTCTTGATGATCTCGGGGAAGCCGGCGCGGACAATCCGGCTGCTGCTCTCCGCCCACTTGCGGGTCCCATTGACCAGCGTGATGTTGCTGGCCTTCGCGAGCGACACCGCCGCGTTCGAGAGGTTGTGGCCCACCATGTCCGTCGCGACGTACACGCAGTGAAGCCCCGTCGGAAGGCTAGTGGGCGGCTGGCGCAACTTCCAGTCCCAGTGGCCCACGACAAGCATCCCGTGGCGGGCGAGGTTGCTGGAGAGGGTCCCCTGCACGAAGCGATGTTCACCGCCGACAACAAGCACGGTGAGAGGGGTGGTAGGGGCAGGGGCTGCTGTGGTCTTGCTCATGTGACGGTCCTTCTTGGACAAGGGTTTGGTCTGGACTTCGATCCAGCCACCGTGGCGGGATCGTACATACCGTTTACTCGGGGGCTGGACGGGCGTCAAGCCCGTAGGTGCACATTTCCTAGTCGTCGTCATCGTCCTCCGGGGCGTCTGCAAGTTTAGCGAGGATGGAAGAGGCGATCGCCGCGGGGTCCTCCATCCCCGCGATCGTCGTGTCGGCCCCTGACAGGGAGCCGCTGTTGGCAACGCGGGTCGCGCCCGCGATCTTCTCCAGCAGGATGCCAGCGACGTGCTCGTCGACCGTGCCTTCCGCGATCACATAGTAGATGATGACGGGCCGGTCCTGCCCGCGCCGCGTGAAGCGGCCTTCCCACTGCTCCAACTGCCCCGGCGTGTACGGGAGCATGACGAAGAAGGCGGCGTCGGTGCGCTGGAGGTTGAGCGACTCGCCGAAGGCGTCGCCCGTGCCGACCAGCACGCAGGGTCCGGGGTGTTCCATGTACTCGTCCACAATGCGCTGGCGGATCTCGGGAGACGAGTCGCCGTGCGCGTGCCAGATAGTAACGTCCTTGCCCACCGCCTTGCGCGTGGCCTCGGCGAACTTCTCGCAGTCCGCGCGCCGGCCCGTGAACACGACGACCTTCTGACCGCTCTCCGTGTGGGACTCGATGCGCTCGATCGCCTTGCGCCGCTTGCGCGCCGCCGCCTCGGCCAGCCGCACCTCCAGCACGGCGGTAGGACCACGCTTCATGGCGTTCGCCATCTCGCGCGCCCAGCCCGTGCCCACCTTGTCCTGCTCCTGCGGGCTGACGTAGATGCTCTCACGACGCTTCGCCGGCAGTTGCGCGTGGGTGACATTGTAGCCGACGCGGTGGACGACGTGCCCCAGCCGCTCCAGCAACTCCTCGACGTTCGACAAGCCGCTGGTGTCGAGGCCCCCGTAGAGGTTCGTCTTAGCGTCGCAGTACCGCTGGACGAACTGCAGGCGAGTGCCCCACGCGCCGGGCTCGATAAGGTCGAGTTGCGCCCAGAGGTCGTCCACGCGGTTCTTCACGGGGGTAGCGGTCGTAGCCAACCGCCGGGCCGCGGCGCGCGACACGCGCGCCGCGGCGGTCGCGATGTTCGGGACAGGGGCGAAGGCGATCTCCGTGCCGTCGTCCTGCGTCTTCTTGAAGCCGCCCGTGGGGAGCGGCTGATCTGCGGGCACGGTCTGCCACCGCTTGTGCCCCTTGCCCTTGTGACTCTCGTCGAAGATGACGGACTTCGGGGTGACGTGCGCGAGGATCTGGTCGATGTAGTCAGGCAGCGCCTCCCACCCCACGATGATGTAGGGCCGCTTGCCGTTCTGCGCACACCACGCGACGTACGCCTCCAGCGACTTGAACTTGTCCCGCTTGCGGACCTCGGCGGCGGGCTTGCAGACGTACGGCTCGATGGTGTGGCTGAACTTCACGACCTCGCGAGACATCTGCACGCGAGCCGCGGCGCGGGTCACGAACACGACGGGACCGGGGGTCAGTAGGCTCCACACGATCGCGGACAGGCTCTTGCCGCTCCCCGTGGGGTGATGCAGCAGCGCGCCGTCGCGCTCGGACGCGAACTGGATGCCCTCGCGCTGGTAGTCCGTGAGGTAGCCGGGCACCCACTCGCGGACGTCGTCGTAGGACATGCCGACGGTTACCCGTGCGGGCTTCACGGTCGCCCCCGCAAGGATGCCCGCGTCGATGAAACGCTGGCCGAGCGACGCGGCGAAGTTCAGCGGGCAGAGGACGGCGCGGCCCTTGACGCGCACGCCGGGGATGCGGCAGAGGGCCGTCGTGACGTCATCGGGCAAAGGTGCGGTGAGGGTGAAGTGTGCGGTCTGCATAAGGTCCGTTAGCCTGCGGAGACGCTTTTGACAAGTACGGGCGGCGGCGCACAGGGTAGGGTGCCCTCGTGCCCACCCCTGCCCCCGAGGTCCCCGTGGAACCGATCCCCGAACTCCCCGCGCCCGCCCCCGTGGCAGAGGCTCCTGCCCCCGCGCTCGTCGCGCCCACCGAGGTCCCTACCCCCGTCGAGGCCCCCGTCGAGGTCGTTCCCGTCGAGGTGCCGAGGCCGCACGCTCCGTTTTCGTCGCTGTACTCCAGCCAGACAGGAACGCTCGCTGCGATCATCTGTGGCATGGCGATCCTCGTCATCGTGCAGATCAAGGTGGCCCGCATCTTCGGGAGCGCGAAGAGCATCATCGAGGCGCTGACGTACTTCGCGACGAGCATGGTCGCCGTACTCGTCGGCATCTACATCTGTGATCTGCTGATCGCTGGTCCAGAGGTGCTGCTCCTGCGCGAGGGCGAGCGATCCAGCATCGTCAACTTCGTCAAGGACACCTGCCTTATGGTGTTCGCGTACTTCTTCGGGACGAAGAGCGCCGCGTCCTCCCCCTCGACTCCCACGGAGTAGCCCATGCCCATCACCTACACGCCCGCCCAGCGCCACGCGATCAACAGCATCATCTCCGTGTTCGAGACCGGGCGCGTGCCGAACCCCGCCGCCTACGCGACCTGCACCATCCTGCCCGACGGTGCGGGCATCTCCTACGGGATGCACCAGAGCACCGACCGCGCGGGGTCGCTCGACAACATCGTGAAGCGGTACATCGAACTGGGCGGGAAGCACGCCGTGTCGCTGCAGGCGTACCTGCCGTACTTCGCGAGCAACAAGTCCGCGACCGAACCGCCGAAGGGCCCGTGGTCCGCGGAGACGCGCGCCGTGATCGACCTGCTGAAGGTCGCGGGTGCCGACCCCATCATGCATCAGGCGCAGGAGGAGGTGTTCGACCGTGACTACTTCCAGCCTGCCGTGAACCACGCGAACCAGATCGGCCTGACGAAGGCGCTCTCGCTCGCGGTCGTGTACGACACCTGCATCCACTCCGGCCCCGGCGGCGTGACGATGATCCGCAATATGTTCGCCGCGAAGAGCCCCGCGAACGGCGGCACCGAGGCCGAGTGGGTGAAGGCGTACCTCAACGCCCGCCGCAACTGGCTCGGGACGCACAAGATGACGATTCTGCACGGCACCGTGTACCGGATGGACGCGCTCCTCGCGCTCATCACTGCGGGGAACTGGGACCTCACGCCCCCGTTCAAGGTCCGCACGGTGACGGTGACCTGACGTCAGCGTGGCCGCGCGCGGGGCTTGTTCGGAGGCTTGCGCAGCACATCCTTGGGCTGCGCCTTCGGAGAAGGCGGTCTCGGGGGAACCGCGTCCCGAAGCGCCGCGATCAGCATCTTGCCGGTGGTGCAGCCGACCGTGAGCATGTCGCGCTCGCCGACCCCGTCGAAGATGGGGCGCACTTCCAGCACGCAGGTCGCGCAGCGCGCGGCGTGAGCGTCGAGCGCCAGCCGCGTCTCGTGGTGTTGCTCCCACGGCCAGAAGATCTCGGCGGACTCCGAGTCGGGGAGACGGTGCCACAGCAGGTTGTGCATGACAGCCGTCATAACGTCACTTCTGGGTACGCGCTTGGATCGTCAAGTCCCAGAGGTAGTCGCGGAGTTCGGCGTTCGCCCCGTCTTTCGAGAGGGCGTCCACGATCTTGTCCGCGATCTCCGCCGACACGATCACGTGCGGCGCGGTCGGCTCCACGGGGCAGTTCGCCCCGCAGAGGTCGATCAGCCCGTCCGCGGTGACGTGCGCGTGGATCACCGCAACCCCAGCAGGTTGAGGATCGCGCGCTTCCACGGCGGCAGGTCCTCGACCATCGGCAGCGGGCCGTCGTACTTCTGCGCGCGGGTCCGCAGACGCTCGATGTCGTGCTTGGTCAGCAGCCACGTCTCGTAGAGGCCGTCATCGGTCCGCACGGTGACGTAGTGGTAGCGGTCGACGGGGATGATCGTTCCGACCGCGGGGATGCGCGTTCCCATGTCTACTCCTCTGTCGCGTAGGTGTTGTGCCACTCGGCTTCCAGCGCATCGAGTACCACGCTGTCGGGAACGCGGTCGATCCCGACCCGCGTCTGGAGCGTCTCGTAAAGCGCGCGCGCCTCGGTGTGCGTCCCGTCGCACGCGGCGCACCCGTCGAGGATGGAGCAGACGTCGTAGTCTGCGCCCGCCCTCTCGTGGCACCAGAGGTCGAGGCCCATGTAGGTGGTGCCGTCGACCATGACGGTCAGCGAGATCGCCTTGTCGGGGCTCTTGACGTAGTAGAACAGCGTGCTGCCGTTGTCTTCGGAGTGTCGGGTCAGGGTCTGGGTCATGTTGTTCTCTGAGGGTAAGTCTGTACGTTCCACGGGAACGTCAGGGGGTCGTAGATGCTCCAGCCTTCGTTGCCTGCCTGACCGCCGAGGCCCAACTGGTACCAGTTCACCTTGCCGTCGTGGCGGACACGCACTTCCATGTGGACGGAAGGCGTGTCCCAGTTCAGCGTGATGTACCCGTCGGGGTCTACGTCGATCGCCGGCTCCGCGCCGAAGTTGATCGCGCAACGCGCCGCGATCTTCAGGCTGACGGGAAGCATCGGCCGGGTCATACGGTGACTTCGGCCTCGCGCGTGATCGTCCCGCCGTCGAGCAAGAGGCCCGGCGTGACGCTGAGCGCCTTCGCGACGCGGAAGAGCGTGTCGATCTGCGTGCCCTGCGCGCGGGTCTCGATCGCGTGCATCCCGGCGTAGGTCAGCCCCGCCGCCGTGGCGACCTCCTGCCGCGACAGTCCCCGCAGTTCGCGGACCTGCTCGATACGGTTTGCGACGTTCGTGAGGAAGTTCTTGGTCTCGTTGTCCATGGCGCCCTCCTTGGTGGCTCGATTATCCTAAACTCTTCTTGGTCGATCGTCAAGGCCTTCGTCCCCACATCTCGACTTGAATCGCGGAGATCACCAAGTAGTAGAAACAGATGAAGGCGACCTTGATCCCCGTGTCGGCGATCCACCGCCCAACAGCCCGCATCACTTCTCCTCGCGGCGGTGCTCGCCACGTTCGATGGCGTCTGCGAGTTCGTCGAGCCGCGCTCCGCGCACGAACGCCACCGCGTCTTCTCGCTCGCGGCGGGCGTCCTGCGCGTTGAGGTTCTCCGCCCGCGCGGCCTCCTCCGCCCAAAGCCGCATCTCATGCACCTCGGCGCGCAGCCGCTCGACCTCCGCGAGACAGTCGGCGTGCAGGTTCGGCACGACGTAGGCGGGGCCGTAGTTGATCTGCTGGCCGTACCGCTGGGCGTTGCCGATGCGGCACCCGTTTACACGGCACCACGGGTCGGAACAGGCACAGACGGTCATG